ACTTCTTCGCCAACAGCCTGGTGATCAACGGGGTCGACTACGCCGCCGACCACAACCGCATCATCGCGGCGTGAGGGAGCGGACATGACCGGTCCCCGCGCAAGCAATACCGATCCGCTCGCCGTCGACATCTCCGAGATCCCGTTGCCGCCGGAGGAACTCACCGACGCGCTCGACAACACGCCCGCAACGGAGGCGGCCGAGGGGAAGGCGCAACCCGCGCCCCCGCAAGTCGCGGAGCTGGACTTCCTGTCGCTGGAGAAGCTCGTGGCCATCGTGCCGCTCGACCATCCGTTCCGCCTGGACGGGCGAAAGGTGTGCGAGATCCGGGTGCGCAAGCTCACGGTGGCGCAGGTCGCCGAGCTCACCGCGCGCGCCGGTTCGACGGGGTTCGACCTCTACGATGTCTATGCCGTCATGACCGGGCTGCCGGCGCCGGTGCTGCGCGGCCTCGTGGACGATGACGGCGAGGCCGTGATCGGCAAGGCCTACGATTTTTTGCCCCGCGCCTTCCGGACGGAGGGCGGCTGACCGCCCAACTGCCGGACTGGCGCGCGATCGTCGCCAGGGTGGCCGCCATGCTGCACACGCCGCTCGCCGACGTGCTCGCGATGGACTGGGACGAGTGCCTGCTGTGGTGGCGCGAGGCGGACCGCGTCCATGCCGAGACCTTCGGGCTGATGTCCGGACGGGGCGGTCCGCCGGCAAGATGAGAGACGCGCGATGAACGATTTCGACGTATCCGTCCGTCTTCGCCTCCAGAACCAGCTGTCCCGCGAAGCGGACAAGGCCGAGCGCGACCTGAAGGCGCTGCGAAAGGCGGCCGACGACCTGAACCGCCGCACGGGCGCCGGCCTCGACCGCGAACTGGGCGACGTGGCGCGGCGCGCGCGCGACGCCGGAAAGGCGCTCGAGCTGCCCGCCGACAAGATGCGTGCACTCAACCGGCTCACGACGGATAGGGTCACGTCCGAACTCGGCGCGTTGAGGACCGCGAGCGACCAGCTCAGCATCAAGCTGAAGGTGCCGGGGGATCGATTACGCGACCTGAACCGCATCAGTACCGATCGGGTTCAGGGTGAACTCCGGTCTCTGGCAGGCGTGTCGGATCAACTCGGCGCAAAGATCAGCGCCGCCATGAGCGACCTGAAAGCCGTCGACACGGTCACCACGAACCGGGTCGAGGCCGAGTTTAAATCCCTCGGGAAGACGATCGACGATGCATCGACGAGGCTGGACAGGTTCCGGAAGGCATCCGGTCAGACGCCTTCCGGAGGGACCAGGTCGCCTGGCGGAACTGGCGGCGGCTCAGGTGTCGACGGACGGGCAGAGGGCAGGAAGCGGGCGGCGGAAGCGCTCTATGACAGGACACCGATGGGAGCTTACGTGCCCCTCGGTTCGGGTGGCGCGACGGCGGCCGGCGCTGGCGTTGCCGCAGCTGGGCTGGCGGCTGTCCAGGGGTTTCGAAAGTTCGCGAGTGCAGATCGCCGCATGACCGTGCTTGGTATGAATGTCGGGGCTTCGGAGGAAGAAACCAGACGGGTCGGAAGCCGCGTACGCAAGATGGCGACGGATCTCGGCATACCGCATGAACAGGCCGTGGCCGGCCTGGAGGACATTGTGGCGGCCGGTGTGGAGAGCTTCGACGAGGCCCTGTCGATGTTGCCAACGGCACTCAAGGCGGCCATGTCTTCCGGCACTCCATCCGCCCAAATGGCCACAGCGCTGAAAGCGACCCAGGACAGCATGGGTATTGGAGCGGCTCAGGTGCCATTGGCGGCCGATACGATCATCACCGGCGGGCGTATGGGCAAGTTCGAGGTCGAGGATATGGCCCGCTATCTGCCGTCGCTTCTCCCCCTCGCGGCAAGCCAACTTGGGTACTCTGGCCTGGGTGGCCTGCAGCAAGTTGCCGCCGATCTCCAGACCGTTCGAGACAAGTCGGGCACGAGCGAGGAAGCCGCAACGAGGCTCACCGATTTCTATTCAAAAATTTTCAGTGAGGCGACGCAGAAGAACTTCTCCGACAGGGGTTTCAACCTGAAGCGCACCGTCGATACGGCAGTGGCACAAGGAGAGGATCCCGTGGCTGCCGCGATTGAACTGACGCAAAGGGTACTGAAAAAGGATCCGACAAGCCTGACGCAGTTGTTCACCGACAAGGAGGCCAGGCTTGCAGCCATGGCCTTCTTGGCGGATCCCGGTGGGCGTGCCCGGTATCGGGACGGCATGCAAGGTGCGGCCGGCACCACGGAAGAAAGCTTTGGGCGAGTGACGAACGACTCGCAGGCCTCCATCGATCGGCTGTCCAACGGCTTTTGGGGCACCATGCGTGGATTGGGCGCCGTCTTGGATGCGCTCGGGGCGTCTCACTTGCTCAACGCTACCGGCGGCGCCATGAACAATCTGGCCGAAGACGGCATCATGGCCTTTCCCCAGGCGCGGGTCTATGACCGCTACTGGAACAAGGGTGCTGTGCCCTGGCTGCTAGGCCGCACCGGCGAGAAGAAACCGGCAGTCTCGCCCTTCCCACAAGACGACCTGGCTGATCCCGGCCTCGCGCTTCAACGCTATCTTGGGCTGCCCTTGGGCGCCAGCGTCCCCGTTCCCCTGCCGAAGCCGAAGCTCGACAAGATGACGGGCACGCTGGGTGCGGCCGGCACGTCGGCCGGCCGCGAGTTCGCCACTGCGCTTGGAGCCGAGGCGGAGCGGGCCGGCGCGATCGCCGACGAGCTGAAGGCCCGCTTCTCGTTCACCGCGACGCCGACGATCACACCGTCCTTCTCGGCCGCGCAGGCCTCGCCGACATCGGCGCGCGGAGGCGGCGCGGGCGTCGGCCCGACGACGATCAACCAGCGGATCAACGGGGGGGCGGACCCGGTGAGGACGGCTCGCGCCGTGAACCGTGAACAGAACCGCGCGATCCGCGCGGCGCGCGCCCGCGCGCTGCACGACACGGGGAGCCTCGTTTGATGAGCGCGCTCATTTCCATCGGCGCCGCCCAACTGAAACTGATCGGCCTCAACCCGCAGCGCCTGTCCGACCAGAGCGAGACGCGGCTGCCCGGGCGGGCGACATTCACCGGCATGGACTATCAGGCGACGGGTCGCGGCGAGCACTCGTCGCGGATCGAGGTGATGACGCTGCCGCACATCCTGGGCGGCCTCGACGCGCTCGGCTGGCTCCAGAACCACCATCGCCGGCAGGACCGGATCACCTATTTCCGGCTTGAAGCCAACTATCTCGGCCGATTGCTCGGCCAGGTCGTGATCCGCGATCTCTATGTCGACGAGGAGCGGCTGCACCCTTTCACCGGCCGGGGCCGGATGCTGACGGCCGAAGTCGGCCTGGTCTTCGTGTGAGGCGGCCGTGAACGAGACAGTCGGAACCTATGTCGTCACCGAGGACGAGGAACGGATCGACCGGATCGCGCGCGCGGTCTATGGCGCGGAGGGCAACGGCGCGGTCGAACTGCTGCTCGATGCCAATCCCGGGCTTGCCGGACGGGGGACGGAGACCCCCGGCGTGCTGCCCTTCGGCACCGTGCTGCGGCTGCCGGTTCTGACGATCCGCGCCGACGACGCGCTTGCGAGGCCCTGGGAATGAGCGTGCGCAAGCCGATCGTGATGGTGGTCGGACCGGGCGGCCGCGACCTGATCCCGCTCTGGGGGGCAACCCTGCTCGGCGTGACGATCACCGACCAGGCCGGATACGAGAGCGACGAGGCGGTGCTGCGGTTCACGGCTCCGCCCTTCGAGCCGCCGGCCAAGGGCACGATCTACACGGTCAGCGCCGGGTGGCAGCGCGACGCGCTGGCTATGACGGGGAGCTATTCCGTCAGCCGGGTCCGCTTCTCCGGCGATCCGGAGGCGGGCGAGACGATGGAAGTGGTGTGCCGGGCGGCGGACTTCATCGACAGGATGAAGGCGAGCGGCTCAAAACACTATGATGCGAGCAATGGCTTCGGCACGGCGGGCAGGATCTTCCGGGATCTCGCCGCCGAGGCCGGGGTGCCGGCCGTGGTCGCCCCGGACATAGACGGGATCGAGATCCCGTATCGGCTGCGATGGAACCAGAGTCCGCTCGACTTCGCCTCGGACCTGGCCGACGAGGTCGGCGCGATCGTCAAGCCGCAGGCGGGCAGACTGGTCGTCCTGGCGCGCGGCGGCGGTAAGTCCGGCACCGGCAAGGGGCTGCCCGAGATCGCCATCCGTCACGATCCCTCCTATGCGTGGGATGTCGAGATCGAGGAACGCAGCTCGGTCGAGAGCGCCGAGATGTCCTGGTTCGACGCCAGGGCGGGCCGGCTGAAACACGAGAAGGCCGCGACGGGTCGCAAGGGCGGCCGAACCGCCGGCATGCATCCGCAGCCGTCCGCCCCGGAGGCCAGGAAGGGCGCGGCGGCGCGGGCACAGCAGCTTTCCCGGTTCACGGGCACGGGCAGCTTCGAGGGACCCGGCCGGCCGGAGGCGGTTGCCGGCGCGCCCGTGAAATGCAGCGGCTTCGGCGCGGCGATCGACGGGATCGAGTGGGAGGCGTCCGGTGTCACCCACGAGATCGAGCCGGAAAACGGCTGGATCACCACGATCGAGGTCCAGACAAGGGAGCAGGCCAGCTAGAAATCGACCAACGATCGGCCTCGATCCGTCCCGTCGATAGGAGGAGCGGGGAGCCCGGAATGCGACTTCCGGACCGTGGGGAGATGGCGCCAACCGAACCCCACACGCTGCAAGTGACCTCAACAGCGACCCCGCCGCTTCTGCTGACCGGATCACGATCGGCAGCGGGGTTGATCTATCTGAGGTAGAGAGTGGAGTCCATCCGCTGCACGAGCTGCCGGCGTCTCTTGATGCGGGCGGCCGCCAGAGCCATCTGTGGCACCGTCGAGATCAAGTGTCCGCGTTGCGGCACGATCAATTCATTGAGGCCTGTCGAGCCCCAACCCGAGCGCCCGCCGAGCGTCAAGACAGGATGTCCGTGATGCATTGGCAGCTTCACAATGTCGACGCCCTTCCCTGGCTGCTCGAGCAGAGCGCGGGCGAATTTGATGCTCTCGTCACCGACCCGCCCTATTCCTCTGGCGGTCTGCATACGAAGGACCGGGTCAAGGACCGGGCGAACGACAAATATCTGAATTCGCCGGGGCTCTACCCGGAGTTTTCCGGCGAGAACCGCGACCAGTATTCCTACTTGCAATGGTCGACGCTTTGGCTTTCGCAGGCATGCCGGATCCTTCGCGAGGGCGCCCCTGTGCTCTTGTTTTCCGACTGGCGACAGCTCCCGGTGATGACCTCGGCGCTGCAGGCAGCCGGCTTCACCTGGCGGGGGATTGTCGCCTGGGACAAGACCGAGGCGTCACGGCCGCAAAAAGGCAGGTTCCGTCAGCAGGCGGAGTTCGTCGTCTGGGGCTCGAAAGGAGCGTGGCACGATGCGGACGGTCCGACCCAGCCGGGTGTCTTCCGCGCTTCGGTAACCGCCGGAGGTCCCAAGCTGCATACGACGGGCAAGCCCCTGCCGTTGATGGAAGCCCTGGTGAAGGTGTGCCCGCCCGGCACGATCCTTGATCCGTTCGCGGGTTCCGGCACGACCGGCGTGGCTGCGGTCAGGAGCGGTCGGCGGTTCGTCGGGTGCGAGCGCGAGGAGGCCTACTACAGGATCGCCTGCGACCGGTTGGCGAGCCTCTGAAAGCGAACCGGCCTTCGAAGGGGTTCGCAACACCCTTCGAAGGCCGCTAGAACGGTTTGCACTTGCTACAGTTTCAAGTGTCCATCACTCCGATTTCAAATGTCCGGCTACACCGGCTTCACGCCGGCCCTTTTCCGTTTCGCCACCCCCTCCCTGCGCTTCGCGGCCGCATCCGGGCCCGCCGTCCGCCGCCGGTCGGGGATCGGCCGGGGACACAGTGTCGCCTTCGCCTTTTGTCGCTTGCCGATCGGCGCTATCATGACTGCATGAGTCTCGGCCTGACTGCCCTGCGCCCCGCGCGCCACGACGATGCCGAAGCGCTCGCCATCATCCATGAGGATGCATGGCGATCGACCTACAGGGGTGTGATCGACGGCCTCGAACTGGAGCGCATGATTTCCAGGCGCGGACCGAAATGGTGGCGCACCGCGCTTTCGCGCGGCGTGCGCATCCAGATGCTGGAAGTGGCCGGCATCGCCGCCGGCTACGCCACCTACGGGCGCAGCCGGATGCGGGAACTGCCCTTCGAGGGCGAGATCTACGAACTCTATATCCGTCCCGACCACCAGGGACTCGGATTCGGAAC